TGCGAGCCAAGCCTGTGTCTTGTAGCTCATGGCAGAGCCCTGCCGAGAGCGTTACAGCGTGAGCCGCTGTAGTACCAATGCGTCCAGCCGCCGCGCCTGATGCTGTGCAATGCGACTAGATGCTGTACCCATGCTGGGGCCTGATGTGCTTTGTCATATGGGCGGGCAGGGTAGGTGCCTTGCCATTTGGCCCATTTGGCGTTCCCTTGCCAGGTAGCGGTTAGAAATTGATAGGTGCCCGCTGCGCTCGAGCGCTTATTACGGGCTTTCGGGTTATTGCGTGATTCCCGATGTGCAACGCATTGCAGGAATGCGCGTTCTGGTTCTGTAGCGTCGGCTAATGGCCCTGACGCCAGGACCGCCGACAATGCGAGAGCTTCTAGCATCGTTTCCCCTTTCGACGCGCACACCATAACCAGCCAGTACGGGCTTTAGTCAAGCCTGACGCGCTCCTCCTCGAAATATTCGGACAGGTCGGGCTCCTCGACTGTGGCTAGTTCGCTTGTGAAACCTAGGCTCACTAGGGGCCGTTCTGCCTCCTCGGTTGGGGCCTGTAGCAGTAGGGCTACGGTCGTAGCCTTACCGATCAGGGCGTGCAGCTGTCGAGGCGTGAGGTCCTGGTCGGTTTTAATGACCACTTCTCCTACCTGGATTCGGACCACGGCCTAGCCAGGTTCTCCGCGATCAGCGTGTATCCGATTGCGTCGAGGTAATGGTCGCGGCTGTATTTCGACTCTGCTCGAGCGATCTTTAACAGCAGCATCATTTGGGCCACCTGCTGTGGCTTGATGTTTATTCCGAGGTAGGCGCTCCACATTCTGGCTATGCGCTCGAGGGTGTCCTCGGGCTTGCCGTGGGTGCCGTCACGATCTCCGACAATGCCTGTAGCTTCATATGCCAGCTCTACGTCGATCACGTTTCCCCCTAAATGGGTCTTGTCTGGCCGTTGCCCAGCACTTTGCAGTATGCCCCGCATTCGCACAATAGGCGGGCATATTTAGCGGTTTTCGTGTAGGTCAATCCTGCGGGCTCGAGGCTGTCGCTTCCGCATGACGGGCAGCTGCCTAGGTCGCCGGACCACAGGCCAGCGTGAGGGCCTTTAATCCACGGCTGTAGAACCTTAAACAGGTTCTCAGTAACCACTACGTCCTGTTTATTGTAGGCGCGGAATTTGGTCCAGGCTTTGTCGTCGCCCTCGAGGACGCGCTTCCACAGCTGCGGGACGCCGGTGGCTAGTTTCGTGGGCATATTCAGCGTTTTAGTGATGTAGCCCAGGCTATTGCTAGCGAACTTATAGCGCCGTTTCACAACCTGATACAGGTCGATGTCCTGCCAAGGGGCTACGGGCGGGTAACCCTGCTCGACCAGGCTTTTAAGGATAATCGGCATATCGTGTCGAACGCCGTTGTAGGTGATCACTATGTCTGCCTCATTCAGCAGCTCCCAAATGCCCTCGAGCATGGCATCTACGCCGTCGTGATACTCGCTAGCGAATAGGACCTGTTTACGGTCCAGCCATTTAGCCGCCCAGCACAATAGGCGGGCTGGTTCCATAATCTGGTCCGGCCGTATGTCCGCGCCGTAAAGGTCGTAGGTGTAGGCCAAATGTGGGCTGTTTTCCACATCTAGCGTTAGGACCCGTGGGGATTGCGGAGCCTTAGCCGTCATCAGCCTAGGTTTTGCCTCGACGCAAGATAGGTAGCGGAAAGCGCCTACGCCCTCGGATAGGTGCCGCGTTTGTGAATGAAACATGTATGTGGTTGTAGTGGCCGTAGCCTGATCCACGCCAACGCCACCAGGTTTTAGCGTATGTACCGGAGGCAATCCGGTCATTAAATACGACGTACTTAATCCGGTGGCAGCCAAGTTTCCCACTAGCGGCGTACTGGACTAACTGATCGGCGAGCTCCTGGGCGGCTTTCTTCGAGGCTCTCTTATTCCACGGGATTAGGTCAGCGTCGATATCGATAGCGTGTACGAATCCGCGCTTATCGGGGTTGTGGTCGCTGCTTTTGCGGGCCTGGTGTGCTCGGTCACCTATCCAGCCGTCGGAGCGCTTATCGCGCCCAGGAAAGGCCTTGTTTACCTGTTTCCGTAGCTTGACGCCTGCCGCTACTAGCCGAGCCATTACTCGCCCTCGATCTCGAATTCGGGCTGTCCCGCGTACTCGCTGGCATCGGGGGACATATTCGTCAGGGCCGCTACAGGTGCTGCCACGCCTAGCACAGCTGCCACCAGAGCTAGCCACAATGGGGCGGCCTGGGCGTCGAGGACGTCGTACATGATCAATAGCGGAACGATCACTAGAGCAATGCTGTAGAGGTATTGCCTGCGCTTTTTAGTAAAGAATTCGGCCACGATTGCCTCCTAATTGTCCATGTGCCAATCGATATGGTCGTCTACTTTGCCTCGGATTTCCCGCACATCGGCCCGTATTTCGTTCAGCGTGTCCCGTGTGGAGCTGCCGCCATTGGGCCGGAATTCCTTTTGTAGCCGTATCTGGGCGCGAATAATCCAGGAAAGGCCCGCCAATAGCGCGGTAATGATCGTGACCACGGGGACCAGGCCCTCGAGGGATTGTAGGTCCATGCCACTAGCGGGCCGCCAGCTTCGCCAGGACAATGTCACGGGCTCGCTGTGTAGCTGCGCTTACTTTGCGCTTGGACTTGGTCCGGCGCTCTTTCTTTTCCTCTTGCAGCTCTTTCTCGACGTCAATGGCTTGCTCGAGAGCTTCCTCGTACGTTTCGGGGTGCTGCGTCATTCCGTCTCCTCGGACGTTTCGGGGCTAATAAATTGATTCAGGTCGGCGTCATAACGGTCACCGACGCCCGCAAACTTGCCGCGCCTGCTGCCGGTGTAAGCCGTGTCAATCCACGTTCCGGCTAGGCCGATGCTGTTGCAATACGCGGTAATTTCCGCGTCAGCGTCGTTGCAATACTGAATAACTATCACTTCTCGGACGATCTCGTTTTCGATGCGTGCCGCGTGTGCATTGTGATATGTCATTAGACTGCCACCCTAACTATTACAACGCCGCTGCCGCCTGCTCCTGCTGCTCCGGTCGTAGATGCTCCACCACCACCGCCGGTATTTATAGTTCCAGAAGTACCGGCTCCACCCAAGTAACCACCAGCACCGCCACCGCCGGAACCTCCAGAGGCCGATCCAATTGTTGCTGTTCCACCGCCACCACCACCAGCGTATGTAACTGACCCCCCGGTAAATGAGTTTGCTAAACCATCGCCACCGTCGCCCCCAACATTCGATGAGGTGGTTCCTCCAGCAGCACCAGCACCACCGCCGCCGCCGCCGCCATTTGAGGTAGATGCGCCAGCGTCACCGCCATTATTGCCTTGACCCGACACAGCAGAACCTCCAGTTCTTGCTGCGCCTGCGCCACCGCCTGACCCGCCTTTGGGGGCTGTTATTGGAGAGGTCGCTCCATTTTGACCGCCCCCGCCACCACCGACTGCGTAGTAGGGGCCAACGCGAGATTCAGAACCTTGATTACCTAGACCGCCATAGTCATTTGCCGCTGCGCCACCAGCACCAACAACGATTGTTTGCGATCCAACGGGAAGGTATGCGTTAGCGGTAACCAACATGCCTCCACCGCCGCCGCCACCGGCAAAGTATCCGCCGGAACCTCCATCGCCGCCGCCGCCGCCTCCAGCGACGGCAAGCACATCAGCGAAACCAGCCTTGGTTACTGTGAGCGTGCCGGACGCCGTATACGTCCAATACTGGTATCCCGAATATGAGCCGGTAGGCGTGTCGCTGATCTGTGCGCTACCAACTCCCCCCGAGAAAGGGAGCACCACCCACTCGTCCGTATCGACCTTAATAGCAGCAAGGCCGATGTATTGGTCGGCTGTCAGGGTGTCGCCGTTGAGGGTCACGCCGCTACCTGGCCCCAGGGTCACAGTGCCAGCGCCCAGGTTAAGAAATTTAATCTGTGTGCCTGTCTCGTAGGCCACCGAGGCGTTAGGCGGGATCGTGACGGCTACAGCTGCCGCGTTATCGAGCGTAACGGTTTTACCGGCGTCGGTTAGGACGGTTGTATATGTGGTTCCGGTCTGGGTGTTTACGCCGTTGCCTTTAATGCTGACGTCGTCTACGCGGTCGGCTACCGATTGGCTAGTGATAGGCCAGTTAGATACGAGGTCGCCGGACTCGACGTAGGGCGTACCGTAGGTCGAGGTAGCCATAATTCACCTTCCTTTATGCCGCGAGTAGGTCGTCGGCGTTTACTACGTTGTACCATTGTAGGGTCGTGTTTACATTTCCCCATGTAAGCGTCGCATCGACGCCGGACCAAGGAACAGTCTGATAGCTGTATCGAGGGTCTGACAGCGACAGAGTGACTAGATGACGTCCTGGGGTGTAGGTCTCGGACCAGCCTTCTACGATGCCCTGAAATTGCGTGTAGGGGCCGCCTGCGGGTAGGTCATCGATGATGACGCGGGAGCCGTTGAGGAGCGCCAATACGTCGTTTCGTTGATCGGTGGTTAGTTGATCCATCAGGACCGTTATTTGGCCGATGTTCCATAGCGGGTAGGCCTGGGCTGTCAGTATCTGTTCGGCTCTTTCCTGGGCGTCCCCAGCGCCGTGTAGCTCGGTGACCAGGTCGTATTTGCGTCGTCCGTATGCGGCTATCGATGAAGCGTCCTCGAGCTCGTAAATATTGTTATTCCCGTATTCGACCTCAATATCGTTAATGACGGTTTGTAGGTTTTGCTGCCATTCGGGTGCCCAGGCTATTGCTGATCCTGGGATAGTTTTGGCGGCGTTAGTTTCTGGGAATGTGGACCAGGCCGACGTATAAAAGCTCCAGGATTCCGGCAGGTTTGCCCAGATACCTGGATTACCGGCGACGCCTCGCTCGCCGTAGTCCTCAAATATGACACGGCCCCGGCAGTCATCGAAATAGGTGCCGCCGGACCATTGCGCGACTTCCTGTAGGTATGACAGTTTGGGCTGGATTGTGGGGTCGTTATTGCTGTCGAGCTCGAGGACGTTATCGGCCACGTTTAGGTAGTTAATGCCGGCGTCGGCCATGACGGCGTCTACGCGGTCCCTGGGGGTTTCTTTCGAGTACGCGGTTTCGCCGGTAGTCAGCAGGCCTAGGCGGGCTAGGTAGCCGATGCCGGTAACCGTTACTACGGGTATGGCTGGCTCGGTCGATAGGTACTCGAGGCGTAGATCGGTGACGGTTCCACGAAATCGGCAGGTACCCGTATAGGCACCTATGCGGAGTTGGTCGCCTATCTCTATGCCGGTGCCCGTGGTGCCTCTGAGGATCACTTGGGCTGTGCCTGCCTCCGGTGTGGCTTTAATGTCTGATCGGGCGTGAGTTACTGACACGTTGTATTCGACGTCGGTCAGGTCGAGGGCTACATCGTTAATCAGTACGGCGTAGATGCTCATTACAAGACCGGCTGAACATTGCGACCGGAGCGCTGATCGCTGTTACGGATTAGTTGGCTAATGGCTGTGGCGACGGCCTGCTCGGTGATCCTGGCCTGTTGGGCTTGTGCTGCCGCTACCTTTTCGGCTCGAGCAGCTGTAGCTAGGGCCTCGACCTGCCGCACGGCGTCGGCTACTTCCTTGAGCATTCGCTTAGAGAATTCGTCGCCGACCTGCTGGCCTAGCTTGTTTCCTAGTCTCTTAAATTTGCGCTGATCCTCGCCGAATTGCTGAGCGAGTCCGTTTAGGTTGTCGATCGCCGACAGGCGTCCGGCCTCGAGGAATTCGGGCACCAGGTCGAGGGCTAGTTCCCTGGTCTTGTCCTGAATTTTAGTCCAGCCGCTTTCTATGCTGCCTTTTAGACCTTCATCACTAAGCATGGCCTGGCCTAGTTCCCAGCCGCCTTCTGGACCAATGCTGGACAGATATTCGATCAATCCGCGGGGAACGTTGGCTGCCTCTAGGGCGTTTAGAACGTTGCCGCCCCATTCCATGTGAGCAAATGCCGTTTTTAGGCCGTCCTCCATGTTTTCGGCTAGGTCGCCGCCTGATTCTTTGGCCGCGTCGTACAGGCCGACCAGGTCGAACGCCTCGAGCAGGTCGTCCTGGATCGTGTTGGCGTATTCCTCGACGGCCTTTGTGGCGTCATCTAGTACGCGGATACCCTCAAGGAGCTCCTCGCGGCTGGTAGCAAACGCAATACCTTGCGCCTCGTAGGCTTCTACTAGGTTTTTTTGTTTCTTTGTTAATTCGTCGGTTTCTTTTGCTGCGCTGCCCGTGTTACCCGCCAGGTCCTCGGTTTCCTCATTGACGTTAGACAGCGGGGCATACATGCGGGCTAGTGCTGCCTGGGCTCCCTGTACCTGGAAACGGTAATCGCTGAACGCCTCGGTGCTTTCCTCGGTTTGTTGCTCCAGGTCGCGCAGGCTCCCGCGTTCTCCTGCGCTCGATCCGGTGCCGGTTAGGTTGCCGGTTTCGCCGCGAATCGCTCGCAGACTGTCGGCCACGAAACCTAATGGATTAATGAGAGGCTGTACGGCTTTGCGTACTCCATCGAATACAGGGCCCAGCATTCCAGCGTTTTCAGTAACGTCCTGGGCTGCCGATCCCACATCGCCGAGAGCTGACGCCAGGTAGGCAATATCGGTCACCGATTCGCCCGCTAGTTCGCCAATGCTTTTCAGTAGGGGCTCTAGGTCCTCCATGGCGTCCACGGCGTCCTGTGTGCCCTCTGTAGCGTCGTTTAGGCTGTCTAGTAGTCCAGCGCCGAACGCCTCGGCTAGGTTGTCTGTGGCCGTGTTAAGGCGCTTCATGCGCCCCTCAAACGTCCCGGCTGCTACATCGGCTGCCCCGGAGAAATTCTTGGACAGCGTCGTCATGATTTCGTCTAGCGACATCGTTTTGAGCTGTGTGCGATCGAGGCCGACGCCTAGGCGCGATAAGCCCTCGACTTGGCCGTCGTAAGCCTTACCCAACTGGTCGGACACGCTGGAAAGGCTTTTGCC